TTATGATATTTTTGCATGTTTAAATGCTAACATAACTAGAAACTTTGTCAAGATTTTTTTATAGATTCTATAATTCTTATTAATCGACTTCTAGCCATTATACATTTTTCCTCTTTTAGTTTGTTAATAATAAAATTAATAGATTTGTTTAAATTGTCTTTTATTATTGATAATTCTTTTTCGTTTGGATTTCTAAAATTTGGATTTTTTTTACCAATTTTTTTACTCGCAGATATTGATAATTTTTTTCTATGCTCATCTGTGAATTTTCTTCCTTTTAAAGATTTCGATAATTTTTCTATGGTTTCTTTAGACGGTCTTTTCCCTATATGTGACAGACTCTTTTTAAGTTTAGTTTCTTCGCTATCTTTTTTTCCTATCTGATTTTGAGATATTTTTTTCCGTGTCTCCAAACTCAAAATTTTACCTTTATGAAATTTAGATATTTTTTTTCTAGATTCTTCTGAAAGTTTTCTTCCCGTAGAAGAATTTCGAATTTTTTCCAAAGTTTCGATAGAATGTTTTTTACCATACATCGGGTTGTTTATACCAGACATTCTTATTTTCATTTTTTCTTTAAATGTTTTAGAATGTTTTCTTCCCTTTGAAGATATTTTTTTCTTATGTTCTTCCGATAATTTTTTCCCTCTTAGTTTTTTAGCAATTTTTTCTCTTGTTTCTGGTGTTTGACAATGAAAAAAAGAACCTCTGCCGCCCATCGTCATATTATAACAGTTAGGATCGTTTATTAATTTTATATTAACAATTTTTGATTCTTGTTGCAATGCTTCTTGTTCTGTTTCAAATTCAAATAATATTTCTTTTTTAAAATTTTTAATTCCATATTTTTTAATAGCGTTGTTAATAGCTATCCCTGATCCAAAATAGTTATCATTATTTTTTTTACTTGAATGTTTACCGATATAAAATTTTCCATTCAATAAATTAGTTATTTTATAAATAATATGTTTCACAAATATACTTATATCTAACAGACAAATAACAATGCTATTTCTTTAAAATTTGCCAGAATAATTTAATATAATCTTGTGTGTTTAATGGTTTGTTCGAAAGAATTTTAAAGGCAAAACCAGCCCTTGATGTATCACCGTAAAACGTTAAGATTTCCAATGCTTGTTCCTTTCGAGTCTTGTAGCCTCTAAGGTCATCAACAAAATTCTTCATGTGGTTTGCGATGCGTTTGACTTCTTCGCCAGCATCCACCAATTTAGAAATTTGACCTTGTAATTGATTCGCAATTTCCCAATCAAAGGTTGTTTCGATTTTGTTGAAGAACTCCAAATACGTTGGCATACCTTCGGATACATAGAACTCAATCAGATTATTTTCTGAGTTTAATTCTGATTTAATACGGTGTAATTGTAGATACCATTCAGACTTCAATTTAACACGGTTTTGGTTGTTGTTGTAAGAAAGCACAACACCTTCCAAACCTTTCCAAGCTTTAACAGCTTCGGAAACTTGGGTTAAGTTTGAGAAATCGTAGGTCTTTGGTCGTTTTAAATCGTATGCAATCTTTCCATTGAGAACATCTGCATCAGTCATTACATTAAGAGTGTCTTTCCAGACACCACCCAAGAGAATGAAATCGATATCGTTTGGTCGGATAACGATAACATTGTTTGGTGTAACAATTTCAAACAGTATGCTACAGCTTTCATCCACCCAATTTTTTAATTTTGGATATTTGACGAACAATTGTTCGAAATCCGCAGCATTGGTTTGAGTTGTGTGCGACACTGTGCCGCGAGTTCTCATGTTGTGCTGACCGTTTACATAGTCCAAGATCAAAAGAGAACCATCGATTTTATCTTCGATGCTCCAATCGATGAACTTTTCTGGGTCTGGGTAACAATCTGGCTTTTCACCTTGATTGAAAAACTTTGGCCAACCCGACGAAAGAACTTCAAGATTGTCTGCTCGGACTACAAGAGAACGGAAGTGTAGATTTGTCTTGTCCCACTTTGCTGTGATTTCAGGAACAATGAGAATAGCAGGAATGCCACAAAAATCATGTGGATACATTCGGAAGCCGTCTTCCTCTTTTGGTAATACTATTTTCATTTTTTTCTTAGGTTAAAGAAATCTCTTAAAAAGTCATAAGACTCTGATTGTCTTGATGTTCCCAACTTTCCGGTTTTGTGGCCTTCGTTGTAAACAAATTCAAAAAACTTCTTAATTGATTCTGGTGTGAAATGTGGTTTTGTTAAAATCTTTGGATTCTTTTCGACTACGAATAGCCATAGTTCCGCTGATGTTTTCATGTTATATTAGTCAAATCGAATGGTTGAGCCTTTCAGAAATCCACCTGTAACGGCTCCGCTAACGCGAGCACCTGATGGACTGGTAGCACGAAACCCTGTTGAAAAGGTATCGTTTTCACCCGCCATAAATGGTCGCCAACCTGTAATCTCAACTTGGGTATAACCGTTGAGTTCCAAGAGTCGGGCTGTATGGTCAGGTCGGCTACATCCAGAAAGTGAGAGCAACGCAACCGCTGTAAGAATTGTGATAATTTTCATAGTAAGAATCCTAACAGGCATTTATTCGAATGTCAATGGAAAATAAACATCAATCACAAAGTCGTTCTTTTTAATCATCCCGATACAACTGTTTCTATCGGTTTGGTATTTGTTGCGGGTATAATAACAAGAAAATTCAATCAGTGATTCGAAAGATGTTTCAGCCATATTTTTAGGGCGCGGAATTGTTAAAATCCCCCCTTGTGGTAAATTTTCATAAATATGGCTCATCAATTCTTGTGATTGTTCCATAAACCATTTTTTTGTAAATTGAAAATTGTCGGGTATTTTATATCGTTTCATATTTTTCCTTGAGTTTTTTAAAGCCAATTCAGTTTTCATCGCTCGATTTGGTGATCGTGTCAAGAATCTATGCGCGACTCGATTAAATCATCAATCATAGCAGTAACCTTATCCCAATCGATATAAGGTCTTTCACCTGTTAATCCATCACAAAGCGGTGCGCCCAATGCAGCATCATCGATATAAACTTGCGCGTATGCCTTGGGGCTTTCTGTCCAAGATAATTGATCTGGATTGTTATTGACGCCGTATAGTGGGATTTGATTATTCTCGAACCATTTTACAGCATCGTTAAGAGTATCACCACTACGCATTGTCCACAAAACCAATTTAACTCGGTTGTTCACCAACCTAGATAAAACAGCTTCGGCTCCGATAAATCTTCCAACTTGTGGATATTTATGGGTTACACAAGTGCCGTCAAAATCAATGGCGAATATCATTCCACGTAATTCTTGCCAGTGGTCACAGTCTACTTCCCAATATCCTGTAGCTTCTGGATAGGCTTCATACAACATTCCAGTATCTTTTAAAGTAAAATATTCTGTTGCGTTTAATTCGTAAAGTTTAGGTTTCATTTTTCTTTGTAGTTCGCCTCAAATTTTTTGTATTGTTCGTTATAAAACTTTTCCTCTAACTCCCCTCGCCACAACTCATCAAAATGTTGTCGGATGTAAAAATCTTTAATTCTTTCTTCATCACTGGCGATAGCCTCACCGCATGTGAATTTTGTCCCATCTTCAAATGTAATGTAACATTCCCAAAACCCGCTGTTCCAATGCGGATCGTCGATATATTCTTCTTCGATTTTAAAGGGTGGTATAGTTTTCATGATTTAACAAAAGTTAATCCAGCGATAAGGCATAATGCGATAAAGCAAAATCCTATGGTGTTGTTAATGCTTGTAAGCAATTCGATTATTGCGTTGGCTTGTTCTGGTGTCATAATAATATCTTAACCTTTCTTGGCTGTTTTGTCAACACTCAATCCAAACGCCCCAATCGTGTGTTTGAAAGGTTCGCCTTCGATGTTCTTGACTAGACGCAACATCTCAACCGCGATATCTCGAATTTCATCTTGCGCCGTTTTCTTGTCGCGCAAAGATAAAAAGTGATAAAATGATCGCCAGTTAAACATGATATCAACTTGGATTTGTGAATTATAGGTCTTGAAGAAACGTGCCGATTCTTTAGCTCTTTTGCGTCCCAAAACAGGCTCAAGGTCTTTTAATGCTGCGTGATATAACACATTACCTAATTTAGTATATCTTTTAAGAATGACATCCCAACTCCACCCAAAACCCATTCCACCGTAATCATCTTCTTTATAAGAATAATTTAAATTGTCTGCTTCTATTTTCCAATCATCGGGAATATACATCTTATCTTCTTTTAGCTCTTTATACCGCGCAGACTCGCCGTTGATAGAGACACCAATGCGATGCTTGAGTA